TATGTCAAATTTAAACGAAGTGTTAGAATTCATTAAAAATTCAGATTTACAAGAATTTAATAAAATTAAAAATGCAGTTTCTATTAGAAAAACAGAACTTGCCTATGATGCTAAATTATCATTTAGAATAGGTGATAATGTAGGTATTGATCATAAAAAAATATCTCCTAATGAAACATTTAGAGTTATTAAAATTAATGCTAAAAATATTAAAGTTCAAGGTGATAGAGGTTCATATACAGTAGCACCAAGTTTGCTAGTTAAAAAGTAATCGAAAGTAATGCACGGGAAGCTTGGCTTCCCGGGCTATCCTTCGTATATTCACGTATAATAATTAATTAAATAAAGGTCATATGTTAAATTTAGAAAGTAGTAAGTTTTTAAGCAAAAAAGAGTTAAGTGAAATCGCTCCAAGTATCTTCACAATGAAACCTTCAAGCGAAGTATCAGAAAAATATACACATATTCCTACGGAAAGAGTGATTGATGATATGGAGTTATTAGGTTGGAAACCAGTTGATGCTAAGGAAGTTAAAGCAAGAACTAAAAATACACAGGGTGTTCAAAAGCATATGCTGGTATTTAGAAATGATGATGTTGTGATTAATGGAGAAGATGGTGATACAGTTTATCCTCAAATATTAATTACTAATTCTCATGATGGTAAAAATGCCTTCCAATTTACAGCAGGATTGTTTAGAATGATTTGTGAAAATGGTTTAATTATAGCTACAGATGAATTTGCAGATTTAAAAATGCGTCATATGGGTTATACGTTTGAGGATTTGCAAGTATTAATTAGAGGTATGGTTGAAAAATTACCTTTAACAGTAGAAGCAATGAATAAAATGAAAGCTGTTGAATTAGAAGAAGAGCAAATGTTTAATCTTGCTAAATCATTTCTAGATATTAGAGTAGAAGGTACTAACAATACTTACGATGATCAAGCAATTGAAGACGTTTTAGAATCTCAACGTAAAAAAGATGAAGGTAATATGCTTTGGGAAGTATTTAATAGAGTCCAGGAGAATATTATTGAAGGTAATTTTGAGTATAAAACTCAAGGTGGAAAAATTCGTCAAGCTCGAGTTATTAAGAATTTTAAGCAAGATCAGGACGTAAATAAAAAAATGTTTAGTAAAGCATTAGAATTAGTAGCATAATGAGAAAGTTAATTTACATAACCTTAATAAGTTTCCTTTGGGCATGTAGCCCAGAGGAGCTTATTAATAATTATCCTTGTATTGGGGGAGATTGTAATGTAGAATTTACAATAGATCCATTAGTATCACCAGGAGTATATCAAGATATTAACGATTATTGGCATATTTCACACCAAGGTATACAGTATTTTACTTTAAAAGGTATAACAAGTGAATTACACCCAGATTATGTTGTAAATGGGGTACCTTTAATTGAAACTATATTTGATTCTGATTATTGGATATGGATAAATGGGGTTAACTTCACAGTACCTTTATATAGTGTGTTAGGGTACTTTACAGACGGTGATTTTAATAACCCAATTCCAATAGGTAATTTAACTTATACAATTGAGGATATGGCTAATAATTTCCCACCATTAAATATAGCGGGGTATTCATATAACCCTAATTCTAATATTAATAGTTTGGGTACTTATAGTAAATATAATACTCACCCACAACAACAGATATTTTTTGATAATCAAATGGTAGGAGATACAGCTAAAGTATTTATTAAAACTATATTTCCTAATAATATAGAAATAGAAAAAGAATTTAAAATTATATTCGAATGAGTCTAGATAAAATTACAATTCAAGAAGCTAAAAAGTTTATCCCATTAAGGGAAAACTATGGAAACACGGATTTAGAATATGCTAAATATTTTACCCTAACACCTAGCGCAAAAGGGGATGGATGGGAAAATGTAACGTATTATACCGATAAAAAATATGGGTTATATGCGGATAAAGGTAATGGTGATCAATGGGTATATGTATTATCAAACCCCACACAACCTGGGTTATTAAAAATAGGATATACAAAAAACTCACCAGAAAAACGAGCCAAACAAATATCTTCCGCTACTGGAGTTGCTTTACCTTACAAAGTAGAATGGGCTTACCAATGTTTTAATGGTGAAATGGTTGAAAGAGAAGTACATCATAAATTAAAGGCACAACGTATCAATAGTAGTAAAGAATTTTTTCAAATTAGTTTGGAAGAGGCAAAAGAAACAATTAACTTAATAGGAAATAAATTTAAATAATATGTCAAAACAAGAAAAATTAGACCAGCAAAAAGCAGAATTAATAGAAGATTTAATGGCAACATCAACAGTAATGGAAGAAGTTTGGAGATACCACCCAGATAACCCAAAGAAAAAAGATGTTATTAAAGAATATGAAATATTAAAACAAATCCAGAAAGATATTGAATCTGATTTAGCGGATTTAGATAAATAGTATATATTTATAATAAAATATAACAATGGCAATATTCCAACAATCACCAGGATCTTGGTTTTCTTTTACAAAAAGATTAGATAATCAGAATCTTTCTATAAATGAACTTAAAAGTAAATTTTATAAAGAACAACTTTTATTTGAAAATTTTGTTTCAAGTCAAGTATCTCAACAATATCTACAGAATAATTCTGCGCAATTAAATAATCAATTGCATCAAGCAGGGAAAAGATATGCTAAACAGGAACTCTTATCTGCTGTTTTTAATCCTCTTAATGTATCAATAAAAACTATAAGTGGTGGTGAAACTCAAATATTAATTACTTTAAAAGAAGCAGTTACTGTAGATACTGGTAGTGGTATCCCATTTATTGATGTTAATAATGATCAGTTAGGTGGTGGTAGTGCTTCAACTATAAGATATACATACTATGAATCAACAGGGTTACAAATGAGATTTGCATCTGACCTACCAGCATCTCCTAATAATTCAGGTACAGTTGCCGCAAATGTAATTGCAGCAGATATTTCTCTTGTTGATGCAATTACTACTAATACCTTAGATGGTATGACGGGTGCTGTAAATAGTACTAATGTCACATTTACAGCAGCTCAAGGAACAGGTGGAACAGGGTTCCAAAATGTTAAAACCGATACTAGAACCAATGGTGCTGGAGATGGATTAGATACAATTACATTTTTAACGTCAGCATCTGCAGCTACTTACTCCCCAGGACAAACTTTAACATCTACCGCAGGAAATATTTTTGATGGGACAGGAGCAATTACATTAACAATTAATTCTGATGTATTAACTGCAGATAGACTGTCAATGGCTGGTACAGCAGTAGATTTAAATGGTGCTACTGTTATAAATACAGGAGATGGTAAAACAACTGATTTAACTTATATAACAACTTCAATCCTGAAATCATTTCCTAATTAATGAAAAATGATAGATAAAGATAAAATATTTCAATTATTTGTTGATGGGAAAGAAATTTCGGATGATAAAACTAAATCTGAAATTAAGGATTTTATGAATGGTCCCTTTGCTAAAATAGGAATGTTTGTTAAATTAATCCAAAATCATCAGATTTTTCATCAAAAATTAGAAAAGTTCCTTAAAAAAGAACAACCTAACTATAATGTAGAGTCTACAAAAGAAGCATCTGAATTTACTGTATATAATAGAGCATGGTCCTATATAAAAGACATCAGTTTAGATAATCATGATGATGTAAATGCTATTATAAATTTTGATAATAAAATATTTTCTAAAGTATTAAGTAATTCAATTCAATTTTTTGAACAATATGAAGAATATGAAAAATGTGCACACCTCCATACAATAAGAGAAGTAGTTAAAAAAATTTAAAAGATAATTAGGATATACAAAAAATCCCTCGTAAATTGGTATTACAGGTTTGTTGGAAAAATGGAATAAGAAGGGGTTGGAAATAAAGGCATAAAAGTAATTCAGGGATACCCTGTTAATATATATAAAAGTTATGATAAATAGAGAATTAACCTACAGAAAATTAGAAACATTAGAACATACTCTAATTAATTTACAACGAATAGTAAACACTCAGGAACCTATTGAAGCTTATAAAGCTAACATTATAAAAGCCCAAGGGTTATGTAATGATATTAGATCTATGATTGAAAGAGAACCTCGTTCCGCTCAGGAACAAAATAGTGCAATTCGCTAAATTGAGAAGAATAAACCAATTAATAAAAGCATTTGGTAACATGCCAGCAATTTATGAGGGCATCAAAAACAGAGTTTTTAAAAGAGAAGATGTTGAAGAAATTGCTGCTATTAGATGGTCTATTTGTAAAACATGTCAACATTTAGATACTATAGGTAAAAGTTGCACAGTCCCAGGCACACAACCCTGTTGTAGTTTATGTGGCTGTCAAATGGCTAGTAAAACAAGATCTTTAATATCATCATGCCCCGAAGGAAAATGGGCTAAATTTATTGAGGATAAAGAAACAGCAGACGAGTTAGTAAAAAATTTAAAATAAAAGTTATGAAATTATCAGCAGAACAAATTCAGGCAAATTGGGAAATATTCCTAAATAATATTGAAGAACATATCCCAGGTAATAGAGGGGAATGTTTAGTTAATTTTTATAAACGGTACGAAGAACGTATTATGTTGATGCCTGCATCACATAAAAAAGAATACCATTCAGCATTTCCAGGTGGTTATGTTGACCATGTTAATAGAGTTGTTGATGCCTCTTTAAAAATGTATGGTGTTTGGGAACAATTTGGGATGGACACTTCTACGTTTACTATTGAAGAATTAGTATTTTCCGCTATTAACCATGACTTAGGTAAAATGGGAGATAAAGAACATGAAGCATACATACCCCAAACTGACAATTGGAGACGTGATAAATTAGGTGAAGAATATATGTTTAATAAAAAATTAGCATTTGCTTCTGTCCCAGATAGAGGGTTATTTTTACTTCAACAGCATGATATTACATATTCATTTAACGAAATGATAGCTATTCAAACACACGATGGTTTATATGATTCTGCAAATGAAAAATATTTAAAAGCATTCATGCCCGAACAAAAACCTCGCACATCATTGCCATTTATTTTGCATCAAGCTGATATGATGGCCGCACGTATTGAATTTGAGATAGAATGGTTACCAAAGTTTACTCAAAATAGCGTGGATGCGTCAAAAAAGAATTATACCTTAAAGGGAAACATAAAATCATCCAAATCTAAAGCACTTAATACAATTTCAAGTCCCGGATTAAAGAATATGTTAGACAGTTTATGATATTAGAAATCATTATTACAATATTAATTTTATTAGTCGTTATCTTCGGATATACGACTTTTAACCTTTTACGTAAAAATGAATATGCTGAAGATGTATTACTTTCCCAACAAGAATTTATTGATAAAATAGAAGAACATATCAAATTTTCTAGTGAACGTTTAAAAAAAATAGATGAAAAGGAAGTATTTAAAAGTGATGATGAAATAGGTTGGTTTTTTAATGAAATTAAAATAATCCAAAATGATTTATCTCAATTTAGACAAAACCAATAATGACTCAAATACGAAAAAGAAGAAAAAAGAGTAAAAACTACTTTACTCAAGATACTGAAGATGCTATTGTATTATATAATAATACTAAAGATTCTGAGGTTAGATCAAAAATATATGAACGTGAAATCCATTTCGCGTTTTTTAAACTAACCCAAAATATAATTCACACATTTAAATTTTATCATACTGAAGTTGAAAATTTAGAACACCTTCAACATGAAATAATAACATTTTTATTATCAAAAATACACCTATTTGACCCAGGTAGAGGTGCAAAAGCATATTCTTATTTTGGTACTATTGTTAAGCGTTGGTTAATATTATATAATACTAAAAATTATAATAAAAAAATTAAAAAAGTTGGAGTTGAGGTACTAACTAATGAAAATTCTACCCATACTTATTCTCAGGGGGATGAAAAAATAAAAAGTGATTTAGATAAATATGTTGATTTATTTGTTGATTATACATCAGAACATATATTTGAATTGTTTCCAAAAAAGAATGATGCTCAAATAGCAGATGCAATTTTAGAATTATTTAGAAAAAGAGAGGCATTAGAAGTATTTAATAAAAAAGCACTTTACATTTATATTAGGGAAATGGTTGATGTAAAAACCCCAAAAATTACCAAAATAGCAGATAAACTTCATGTGATATTTAAATCACAATATATCTTTTATTTAGAAAATGGTTACGCTAGATTCTAAATCTTTCCCACATCCATATTTATAATAAAACACATTATGGGATCATTAGATAATATTGTATTTAAAAAAAAGAAATTTTCGGATATTTTAAGTGAAATTTACGATAATCAAAAGAAAAAAGAAGCTCAAATTACAGGTTTAATATCAGAATTAAAACCACTTATAAATGATATAGGTGATGCTACTTTAATCGTACCACTTATTAAAGAATACATGGAAATTGGTGTTCGTAACGATGAACAATTAATTAAAATGGCTACTATAGTACAACGTGCGCTTAATAATAGTAGTGGTGAAGATTCACTAGGAATAACGGAAGAAGAAAAACAACAATTAATGGAGGAATTAGATAAACTTAATACTAATTTCGAACAAAAGAAAGATGGCAAATAAATTTGGATTTGCTAGTGTAAATCAACAAGTAAATGAATCTAATTCAAAAGGTGCCGATGCATCTGAATTAAATGAGTTAAAACAAAGTGTTATTTATGCTAGAGTAGTAGATATAATTTTAGATGACCAACATCCTGAATTTGATAACAATGGTGGGTGGAGTGGTATAGGTACTGTGTTTTTTAGTCCTATAGAATTAAGTAGTACAAATGTTAAAACAGATAAAGTTGCTACTCCTTTAATACCTTATATAAAAAACTACCCAGTAGTTAATGAATTTGTTTTATTATTTAAATTACCTTCTAATCAGGTTTTAGAAAAAACTAATATAACTAAATATTATTATTTAAATCCTATTTCTTTATGGAATAACCAACATTTAAATGCTTTTCCAAATTTAGAATTAGCACCCCAAATTCAACAAAGTGAACAAAAATCCTACCAAGCAATAGAACAAGGTCAAACTCGTAAATCAAGTGGGGAAGAAATAAATTATAATTACAATTCTCCACTAGTTGGAGGGACTTTTATTGAAAGATCAAATATTCATCCCTTACTTGCTTATGCAGGTGATATTATAATAGAAGGAAGATGGGGTAATAGTATAAGATTTGGTAGTACTGCTAATATTCAAAGTGGGACTTATAATAATGATTGGTCTAATACTGGAGAAGATGGTAATCCTATTACTATAATAAGAAATGGTCAACCAATAGATGCTAGTGAAGAAGGATATTTACCTATTATTGAAAATATTAATGAAGATTTATCTTCTATATATTTAACTTCAAATCAAACAATACCTTTACAAACAACCATAACTTCAAACCCATCAATTAAAGATAATCCACCACAATCTATATCTAGTTACGAAGGTAGTCAAGTAATGATAAACTCGGATAGATTAGTATTTAACAGCAAAGCAGATAGTATTATATTAAATTCACAAAAAACAATTTCTTTATCTTCTGTGGGGTCTATAGGTATATTTTCACAAGAAGGAGATGTTGTACTACAAGCTTCAAAAAATCAAATAAAATTAGGAGATTCTAATGCTAATCAATCTATTATTTTAGGGGATAAATTTATGGATGATTTTAAAGATTTATTAAATAAGTTACAAATTTTATGTCAAACATTATCTATAGAACCCAAGTTATATCTAAGTGGGGGTACTGCAGGTTCAGCAAAAACTCAAATATCTTTAATGTTAAATAACTTAAAAGATTACACTTCTAAAATTGTAAAAGCAGTATAAAATGAGTGAAGATCAAATATTAGAATTAGTAAATCAATCCCTAAAAACCCCTAAAGGTAAATCTTTATTAGGTGGTGATTTAGACCTTGCTGGTATATCTTCAAGAATAGAAGAATTACAAACTAAATATAGTATAAATTTAGATAATTTAAAAAATGTTAATATTGATGATGTTAATTTTAGCATAGGTAGTAACTTAACTAGAGAAGAAAGAAGAAAAAAAAGACAAGGTAAACAACAAACAGCATTAGAAAGATTACAAGAAAGGTTAACTGAACAAAACTTAGACCCTAAATTAGCGTCTCAAAAAATAATAGCAGAAATTCAGTTATTAAAAAATAAGCTTAAAAGCCAAATTCCAAGATTTGAAGAATTTACAATATCTGGAAGAATATTTGATCAAAACACAGGTAATGTATTACAAGGAGTTAGAATACAACCTGGAATAAGCCCCCAACAATTTGGTGCAAAAATTGAACAGCCCAAACTTAATGGAAATGAAGAGGCACAACAATTAATATCAAACAAATTTGATCTTCCGGATCCCAATGATTTAATTTATACTCCAATCCCGGGTCTAATTAAAAATGGACCTGTAATAACGGATTCACAAGGTAATTTTTCAATAAAGATGAAAATACCAGTAATACCCGCTACTCAAAAAGTACCATTAAATATAGCTTTATTATATACTAAAGGAGGATTTCTTCCCAATTCATCTCCTATTGTAAAGGGTGATAGAACAGTAAAAACATCACTATCAGCTTCTAGTTTACTAAACATAGCTGAAGCCTCAGAAAAACTATCACAAGAATTTACTGATAAAATAGATTTAGCACAATCAGCAGTAGGAGCTATATCAATGAATATTTTTGATAGAATTATATCAGCTAGAAAATTTAGTATAGCAAAAGTAGTAGATGCTATAAAAACAAAATTAATTCCTCTTGCTATTGGAATGTTAGTTGCTTTTGGAATATCAAAATTATCCCAATCTAACAGAAAAACATGCCCAACACCTGCAAGTTTAAATAATGTATTACAACAGAGAAACAGAACTGTAAGACAATTAAATCAAATATATTTAACAATAACATCTAATACTATATTAGCAGTAGTATTTCTTTCTTTATCAAAAGCGTTAAAGGGAGTTAGACTAGCTATGGACGCTATACCTGCACCTCAAGCAGTTGGAATTTTCCCTGCAAAAGATTTTGGGGGTTTAATATTTGCACAACCTTATTCTTTTACAGCAAAATTACAACATATTAATGATGAATTAGAAAAATTAGAAGAAAGATATGAAGGTATGAATAGATCAACTTTAACTTCATTAATTTTTTTAATAGCTGGTACTGTAACAGTTATACTTTTATTACAAGGTGTAGATAAATTAATTCAAGAATGTGCTGAAGAACAAGGAGCTACAGATTTACAATTAGAAGCTATTAATGCTGAATTATTAGCAATTGCAGAAGAAGAAAAAGAAGATGGTAATCCTATAATAAATAATTTAAATGGGTTTATATTTAGTGTAGAGACTGATAATAAAAATCCTGTAGGAACCTTAAAACGTAGATTTGCTGTTGCTAAAAATAAACAGGGAGTAACTTTATTAAAAGGTGAACCTTCATTTAGTTCATCAGATCAAATACTAATCGATGAACTTGTATTTTATATACAACAAAACGATTTAAAAGCTAACTAGTTTAATATTTATAATAAATCAATATAACATGAAATTAAGTCAATTAAAAACTATTGTAAAAGAAGCTGTAAAAGAGGCTATACAAGAGGAGATGAAAGACATTCTTATAGAAGCTGTCCGTGCTCCTAAATCTGTAGTTTATGAAAATTCAACAGTTACACCACCCTCAATGAATCCTATAGCACAACAAAAAATGCCAGAAGATAAAAGAATGGCAATGAAAGAAAATATTCAAAATGTGTTAGGAGGTATGATGCCTGGGGCAAATGGAACATTATCAGCTACAACAGCAAATATACCATTACAAGTTGGTAGCAGTGATACAACTTCCCCAAATGGTAGCTTACCAGATGGTAATGTAAGTATGGATCAAATAATGGGATTAATGCAAAATAAAGGATAAATATGGCGTTTGGAGAAAGAAGAGTATATCCTAATGATTTACGACCTAGAGTTGCTATTGGTGTTAATTTACCATTAAGTGGTCCTATTTCTTTTACTCCAAATTTTCAAACTAGAGATGCAATAAAAAATAATTTAATTAATTATTTATTAACAAATCCTGGAGAAAGAGTTGATAATCCTCTATTTGGAGCAGGATTAAGAGAGTATATTTTTTCTCAAATTGAAAGTAATAATTTAGAATTTATTAAAGAAGATTTACAACAAAAAATAGATAATAATTTTTCTGATTTAGAAATAAATGATATTGAAGTTTTACAAAGTGTAAATGAAAATACCATTCAAATAAATATTACGTACAGCATTCCTAATACAGGTATAAATGATACTTTAGAATTAAATTTTAACTAATGGCAGTAGCAAATAAAGATATAGTATATGTAAATAAAGACTTTAATGATATTAGGGCTCAATTAATAAATTTTTCCCAAACTTATTTTCCTAATACCTATACAGATTTTAGTCCATCTTCCCCAGGGATGATGTTTTTAGAACAATCAGCTTACGTATCTGATGTATTATCTTTTTATTTAGATAATCAAATTCAAGAAACTTATTTACAGTATGCAAGACAATTTGATAATTTGTATGATCTTGCTTACATGTTTAGTTATAAACCTAAAGTAACAGGTTTAGCTTCTGTTGAATTAGCTTTTTATCAACAAGTACCATCGAAAACTGTAGGAGCCGAAACTGTACCTGATTTTGATTATGCTTTATATTTTGATGCAAATACAACAGTTTCATCAACAACAGGAGAATCTTTTATAATAACAGAAGCTATAGATTTTACAGTATCTAATTCAATGGATCCAACAATCGTATCTGTAGCCCAAATTAATAATAACGAACCAGAATTTTATTTATTAAAAAAAACACGTAATGGTACATCAGGAACTATTCAATCCCAAAATATTACTATGGGTGCTTATGAAGAATTTCCAACTATTGAATTAAATGTTAGTGATATAGGAGGAATTATAGATGTTTTTGATTCAGAAGGAAATCAATGGAATGAAGTAGACTATTTGGGTCAGGATTTAGTTTTTAGTAGTATTAAAAATACTAATATAAATGATCCCAATAACTATGTAGATAGTAATAATGCTCCATATCTATTACAAACAAAATCAGTAAATAGAAGGTTTACTACTAGATTTTTAAATGAAACAACCTTACAAATTCAATTTGGAGCCGGGAAACCTTTACAAACAGATGAAAAAGTAATCCCAAACCCCGATAATGTTGGTATAGGTTTACCTTTTGAACAAAGTAAACTAACAACAGCTTATAGTCCAACTAATTTTATATTTACAAATACTTATGGTATTGCTCCAAGTAATACTACATTAACTATAAGATATTTAACAGGTGGAGGGGTACAATCAAATGTTAATGCTAATACTATTAATCAACTATCAACATCAGGCATTTCTTTTGTAAGTGCTGATATTAGTAATAATTCAATTGCTAATTTTGTTTTTAATTCAACAGCTGTTAATAACTTAAAGGCAGCTAGTGGAGGACAAGATGGAGATTCTATAGAAGAAATAAGACAAAATTCGTTAGCTAGCTATAACACACAATTAAGAAATGTAACAGCAGACGATTATTTAATTAGAGCTTTAAGTATGCCCCCTAGTTATGGTATTATTTCAAAAGCACACACACAAAAACCAGCAGCTAATGACCCTGATACAACCTTAGATTTATATGTTTTATCTTATAATTCAAATAAAAATTTAAATAAAGCTTCTACATCACTTAAAAATAATTTACAATCATATATTAACCAATACCGAATGATTGGTGATACTGTTAATATAAAAGATGCCTTTATAATTAATATAAATTGTACTTTTGATATAATAACTTTACCTAATTATAATAATAGTGAAGTATTATTTAGTTGTATAACAGCCTTAACAAATTATTTTAATATTGATAATTGGCAAATAAACCAACCTATTATATTAAGAGATATTTCTATTTTATTAGATGCTATTGATGGGGTTCAAACTGTAGCTAACATAAATATTGAAAATAAAGCAGGTGTAAATGTTGGGTATTCTGAATATGCTTATACTATTAGTGGTGCAACACAAGGAGGAATAATTTATCCTTCAATAGATCCTATGATATTTGAAGTTAAATACCCTTCAACAGATATAAAAGGAAGAGTAGTATCAATGGGAACAGGAACATTTCAACAAGGAACAGGTACCGCATTAGGTGGATATTAAAATAAAAAATTATGGCAGTATATAAATTATTCCCTTTACAAGACACTACAATATATTCATTTTATCCTAATATGAACACAGGAATAGATGCTATGATTGAAGCAGGTAACCTTAATGTAAATATAAACCCAGTACCTCAAGTATTTAGATATTTAATTGAATTTGACCAAAATGAGATCAATACTGTAGTAGATACAGTAGTAAAAAGTGCGCAATTTTCAAGTAGTTTAAAATGTTATGTTGCAAATGCCCAAGGAATAGATTTTAATACCAATCTAGAAATATATCCTGTATCTGGGTCATGGAATAATGGTACTGGTACCTATTTAGATATCCCTTTTACAACAAATGGATGCAGTTGGAATTATAGACTATATGAAGGAGCAGGAGAATGGGATTCAATAGGTTCTTTAAAAATAGGAGCTAATTTATCATTTACAGGAGGTGGAACCCCTAATGATGCTACACTTTCAGGTAATATAACCGATGTTGCGGGACAAAGTACTGCAAATATAACAATAGTTGCTAATGGTGGGGTATTTACATCAATTACAGTTAATTCTTCAGATTCTACATGGAATGAAGTAGATACTGTTTTATTAATTGCTTCTGATCTAACTACTTTAGGATTTACAGGAAATTTAACTCCTATAACAATTGATATTACACAAGACGTTATAGATTATGGAGAACCTTATGTAACTGCATATTATTCTGGATCAACTGGTGGAGGAAATTGGTATACAGGTTCATTAGATTCAAATATGCAAATTGAAGTATCACAATCATTTAAACAAAGATCTAAAAAAGATTTAGATGTTAATGTAACTGATATTGTCCAAACTTGGTACTCAAGTTCTAAAAATGCAACAGGTGCTGGAGTAACTTTTACAACAATGTCTAATGATGGATTTATTGTAAAATGGGAAGATGCTATAGAATTTAGCTCAGTGGATGCTATTCAACCTATTATACAATTTTATTCTGTTGATACTAATACTATTTTTCCACCTGTATTAGAAATAAAATGGGATGATCAATTATTTAATACTGGAAGTTTACCACCAATGACAACATCAGATTTATTTGTTGCTTTAGATAATAATCCTGGTGTATTTTATAGTGAAAGTATTAACAGATTCAGACTAAATTGTAGACCAGATTATCCAACAAGAGTATTTATGACCCAATCAATTGATACAATAAACCATTATTTACCTAAAGGTTCTATGTGGGCTATTAAAGATTTAGATACTAATGAATTTATTGTTGATTTTGACCCCGAGTTTACAAAAATAAGTTGTGATGCTAAAAGTAATTATTTTGATGTTTATATGGCAGGGTTACAACCCGAAAGATATTATAAAATATTAATACAAACTTCTATTAGTGGTAGCACAATAGTTAAAGATGATAATTATTATTTCAAAATAGTTAATGGATAATGGCTGAAGAAAGTATAGATCTTAGAAAAGAAGTTTTTAATAAAACTCAATATATTAAAACTATAAATACTAGTTTTGAAGAATTGGGTGTTACTTCCCTAACAGAAGAATTACAAACTCAATCAACAGTTTCAGAATTCTTTGGATTATATAATTCTCTTTTTTATGATATACCCGCTTTAGGTGATACTAATTCTCACCAATATTTAGTTAAAACAAGTGGTGATTATATTAATTTTGATGAAATAAACGAAGAAGTATCAGCATTACAAGCTGAAATAGCACAGTTAAGAAGTGATTTACTTCAAGCTCAAATGGCAAATATAAGAGTAGCAGCATCGAGTTCTAATAGTCCAGAAACAGATAATTCATTAGCTGAACTAGAATCGGAATTAGTAGGTGCTAATCAAGCATTAATTAGTGCAGCAGCGGGCGCTTCACAAGATGCAGCAGCTGATTATGATATAGATATAAGTGTAGGGGCTGGAAGTATATCTGGTGAAGGAGGCGATGCTTCAGGAAATGCTAGTTATGATTAAATAATAAAATATGAAATTAAAAACAACGGTAACACCAATATTAGATTCACAAACATTTGAATTTCAAACATATGAAAATTCAGATGAAAGATTAATTGTACAAACTAATCTTGATACTGCTTTTACTGCTTCAACTGATTACATAGAATATTATGTATATAACCCAAATAATGTTTTAGTTTACCCTTCAACAACAGTTCCTTTAGTACAATATAATGTAAGGGAAGGGGATGTTTTACTAGACCCAGAACTAAATTTAGAAACTAATGGGTTTGATATAGGTACATATCAGATTTTATATCAATTTTATAGAAAACAACTTTCATCAAATAATACCGAAAAATATTTTATTTCAGAAATATCATCTGATAGAACAGAAATTAGGTTAGATAGTAATGAAATTGCAAATGAATTAATAATTTCATCATCAAACTCATTTATACAATCTAGAGAAAATTCAGAATATTTTGTTGATTTTTATCTAAATTTTGGTAATAATAGAACAGTAATTGCTAATAATATAAAATTAGATATTGATGATAATGTAGACCCAACAATTTTAGTTAAATTATATGAACCTTTACCTTCTAAATTTAATATAAAAAATGAATTATGGGTTGTAACCGAAATATCTTCTCCTCAAGCATATGAAGTAGTATTTCCTTTTGATCCTATAATTGAACAAAATTTTACATATTTATCAGGTCCAAATTATAGTTTAAATATATCACAACAAACTGGTACGCCTTCAGAAGATTTTTCTTATAGCACTCTTCTTAATTCAGATATTACAAGTTCAATTAATCAAATTCAAAGTTTATTAAATGAAAAAGAAATAAACATAAATATTGATTATGAAAATTATGGAAATTTTATTAATTTTAGTTCTGCTAAAACACGTTTAGAAAACTTTTATTATAAAGTAGGACTAATACAATCAGCAAGTAATGATTTAGAAAATTTTTATGGGCAAGTATCAAGTGGAACTGTTAACCAACAATTTTTTAGTGCTAGTACAGCAACCTTAAAAAATCAAATTAATGATATAATTAAAAACTTTGATGGGTATGAGTATTTCTTATATTTTAATAGTGGATCTTTATATTCTTATCCTAAATCTAATACAGAACCCCCATTCCAATTATATTCAACGGGTTCAACAGAAGTATTAACATGGTTAGGTAATGCAAACCCTAATAGTTTAAATTATGGTGGACAAGCTCTATCAGCTTCTAATTATGATGAAAATAATAGGGATTGGTTATATTTTTCAATACCAGAATATTTAAGAGATGACCCTGAAAATAAAAGATATGAATTATTTGTTGATATGGTTGGCCAATATTATGATAATGTTTGGGTATATACTAAAGATATTACGAATAAATTTGATGCTGATAACCGTTTAGATTATGGTATATCTAAAGATTTAGTAGCAGATGCAATTAAAGATTTTTCTGTTAAATTATATTCAAATAATTTTAATACTGATGACTTATTTACTGCTTTTTTAGGATTAACTCCATCAGGTAGTGCATTCCCCTTCCCAAATATAACTGGTAGTTTACCTACACCATCTGGGTATGAGTACGTAGATACTAAAATATCAGCATCTAATGATATAGTACCCTTAAATGATGTAAATAAACGATTATATAAACGAATATACCATAATATACCATATTTACTTAAAACTAAAGGTACAATAGCTGGTATAAGAGCATTAATTACTTCTTATGGAATCCCAGATACAATTTTAAGAATTAATGAATTTGGGGGTAAGGATAGAAATGAAGCACAAGATTATGATTTAAAACAAAATGTATTTAATTATGCATTTAATACTGGTCCTAGTGCTAATAATTACGTAAGTTCATCTTTCGGGATAAATATTAATACTAAATTTAACACAGCAGGCCAGAACCCCCAAACTATACAATTAAGATTTAAAACAGCGGGGATACCAACTGCTTCATCAAATGTAGCTAGTTCCGATATAAGATATTCTCAGTCTTTATGGTTCGGAAGTTCTGAAGGGGGAAATCTAGTATTAGAATATACAGGTTCAGGATTAATATCAGGTTCATATTCAGGTTCTACAATAAATCCTTATGATTATTATGGAACATTAAAATGGGTGCCAGCTCAAGATGATAACCCCAGTAGATCAGCTAGTGCGTATTTACCATTTTTTGATGGAGGTTGGTGGTCAGCTCAAATTAATATGCCATTAGAAGATAATGGTGGGGGGCTAATCAATCTTACAGCATCTTTATTTACAGCAAATCAAATTAATGGTAAGATAGGATTCAGTGCTTCAGATTCAACTACAGGATACGATTCTTCTTATTATAAAACTGCAGATAAAGCAAACTTAAATGATGATTCAAATTATGTATTTACTGATGGAACTATATATAAACCATTCTCAGGTTCATTTCAAGAATTAAGATATTGGTCCGCATCATTAGATGAGGATGTTTTTTTTGATTATGTTGTTAATCCATATTCAATTGAGGGAAACACCATAAATAATACCCCAGATAGTTTGTTATTTAGAGCGGATTTGGGTACACAATTAGATACTGCTAGTAGAACATCCATTCATCCTAGGGTAACAGGCTCAGCTGTACAAATTACACAATCCTTTGCTACTAATAGTGAGTTTTATTTGGACGTTCCAAGTAATAGAGATAGTCAATGGGTTACAAATGTAGAAGATATATTCCAAGACCAAGTACCAGTAGGTATGAAAAATAGAATAACTGAAAAAGTTATTTTAAAAAGTAGTAGTTTAGCAGAGGCCCCATATGGTTATAATGAAAATTCACCGGATAGCACTGGAGATATTTTACCTACACAAGGTATAATAACAGCATCAGCATTATCCCCAATGAGATCATTACAACAAAACTCATTTACTAGCCAAAGTTATACACCTAATGTTAATTATTTAGAAGTTGCTTTTTCACCTGCTAATCAAATTAATGATGATATTAATGCACAATTAGGATATTTTAATATTGGAGATTATATTGGTGATCCAAGGTTTATTTCATCATCAGCTCGTAGTTATCCTAATTTAGATAGGTTAAGAGATGCTTATTTTGAAAAATATATAAACAGCTATGATGTAGTTGATTTTATTAGATTAATTAAATTCTTTGATAATTCATTATTTAAAATGATTAAAGATTTTACTCCTGCTAGAACAAGTTTAGCTTCTGGTATAGTAGTAAAACAACATTTATTAGAAAGAAACAGACAAAGACCAGCTCAAGTTTCATCTTCAAATGAAACATTAGAAGCTTTAGTAGTTAATCTACCAAAAGATTATAGTTCGGGGTCATTAGATTACCCCCAATACTCAACATCCGGTTCAGCCATATATAAATTTACAGGAGGTGCTGGTGGTTCAGTAAATAAGTGGAATGGTATGCAAACATACCAATTAACACTTTCTAGTATAAGAAATCCTACAAAAATAGGAAGTAATTTATTTTATAACTCAATTTCTCCAATACCTGTTTCAGAAACTTTTAATAATGTACGAGGATATGCTATAACAGCAGATAGTGGAACAGTTGAGGTAACTTTTAATAGTATTACTTTTAACAGTAATGGTAATGTTGGACCAGTCTTTGGAACATCTTCTTCATTAGCTGAATTTAATGTTGGAGATATTATTGTTGTAAATGGATCAGATATAAAAACTGGGGTTACAGGAGAATTAAAATTTAAAGTTGATACTAATATATTAGAGAAACTTATATATCCTAACAATAGATTTAATATAACACAAAGTTATAATACCATTGGAACAGAAAGAAGTCCTAATGAATATTCAGTTATTAATAGTACCTTTTTTAACTATAGTAGTTCGCAGTTTTTAAGTGCTTCATATCAAGGTAGGGGAATTGAAGTTGTAAACTCACAACATGAATTTTATGATGGTGAATTTAGCGGGTCTAAAATAGTAGCCACTACACAATCATTAAATCCTGGCTGTGCACCTTATTTAAATGTAGTTGATAAAGGGGCTAGATATAATCCTTTATTTTTTAATGGAGAAATAAACTTAAATGAACAAGGAACAGTTAATATAGATTCCTTTAATAACCCTAATAATGAACCCTTAGATGGATTTGCATGGATTTTTTCTAAAAAACCAACAAATCCCCAAATTTTATCTTTAACGGGGGCAGACCCAAATTTTAATTATGTTTATTCTATAAAACTATCTAGAAGAGATATTGATGGTAATGATGTAACAGATTATGTTGAAGCTGGAACTGAAATACAAGTTAATATGCCTTCGGCCCCAGCATTTGGGGAAGGTATACCAACTTATATAGTAGAAGGAGTAATACCTGAAGCTAATTCTGTAAGATTAAGAATTGCTTTAGAAAAAGGGGATAATAAAACTTCTAATCCATCTATCGTTAGTGATAACCTTCTTTATCAAAGGGATACCTTCCCATCAACACCCGGGGTTTTAATATCATCTAGTTTGTTAAATAGTTCTGGTACTTCTGACACAAACGTGTTAAATCCATACTTAATAACAAGTTTTTTAATACCTTCTTCATCATTCGATAATGATTATAGAAGTATATTTGCATCTGCCTCCCAACAAGCGGGGTCAGGTAATGGGGTTATAGAAATAAATTATAAATCAAATGCCACAGGAAATAATGTAATAACTTATAATTATTCGGGAGCATTTTTAGATACTTCATATTCCCAAAACAATATTTTTAGGTTTAATGTAGATGCTAATACAGTAAATTTACAACCTATTACTGCACTTTTACCAACAGTTTCAGAGAAATTTAATATAAGATTAAGATCTGATGGAGAAGCTTTTTTCCCAATAACCTCTTCAGAAAATGGGGGATCTGAAAATTGGTCATTTGTTGCAACAACAACATACACTTCATCAGATGATAGGGTAAATAATTCTAGTTTAACTCAACAAAATGTATTTAAACATCCTACAAATTTAAATCAACAAGAGGTTGTCACAGTATATTCTACCCCAGCATTAGCAAAAACCCTTAATTATAACGAACCCATTATAAACTCAGTTGGGGGTAAAAATGCATGGTTTGGACCAGATGGTTTGTCTTCTACTGGAAGTTATAATAATGCCCAACCACTACTTTTAGGAGAATCAAATGGGCAAGGCAGTACTGGCCAGTTTTTAGCAGCTGGGATGTTACTTCCTGCAAACCAACAAGAATATAAAGAGTGGGTAGATTCAGGAAAGTCTGTCTTTGAATTTGAAGATGCTTCTCGTTTTATTACAGAAGATATATGGAGATACTCATCTTATAATTTGTATAGAACACCTAATATACCTTTAAATTTTTCAATGTCCTTTTATTATAGTGCCTCTAATTTATCCACAGGTGGTGGAGGTGGTGGTGAGTCATTCTCAGTACAAGGATTAATTCATAATGGACAGGGATATAATCCAAATAATGCTGGTATAACATCCCAAGCTATTACTTTAAATGGTACAGGATTAACATTAAACGCAGAAACATTAAATACAACTACAGGATCTGGGTTCACTACAATTTCTGCTGCAATCACAGCAGGAGGTTTATCACCAACAAATACTGCAAGTATTTTCACACCCGGTAACTTCTTTGGTGCACAAGTCTCTATTACCTCAACAGCAGGTACAGTATTAAGTGCTAATTCTTCATTAACTATTAATTGGGCTGGTTATATTCCCGATGCCTTTAACGTACGATATTATCCATTATTTCTTCCTTCAGATGGTTCATTTGCTGGAGTAGGTAGGATAGGCCCTTCAGACCCATTTGGTACACAGGTAGGATACGATTCTAACTCACCTAAGTTTTCTGCTTTGTACAGAGCTAATGGTAATTATACAAGTAAATTAACTGGAGAAGATGTAACAGCAAATTCAGTAATAAGTGGTTTATTTATTCCTTCTACCCAATTTGAAGGTGTAGGAGAACCTACCTTTAATGATAACCTAAATAATTTAATACCAGGTAACTCAGGTTCATTCCCCGCATTAACAACTAACACATTATTATTAGGCCTACCATCAGGTCACCCAAAAATAGCTCAAGGAGGTACTTCTTCATTAGATTATAATTTTGGAAGAATCCAATTTAGTGGAACTCCTACAACAGCAACATCTATTCTTACTGCCCCCTTTTCTGGTAGTCTATCAGCATCAAACAATAGTGTATGGGATAGTCCTGATGGAAATAGATCATATTGGGGGGATAATGATTTAGGTGGGGATGGAGCATATACACTTTCTTCAACTAATTGGAGTAATTGGCAGACAAATATATCATCACTTGTAAGTTTTGGTGGACTTTTTCAAGATGTAGACGCATTTCTAAACCGTTTAGAAATATATTATTCTTATAATATAAATGTCTATGTACCTACTGGCACAACAATTAATGCAACAGCTTCAGTACAACATCAAGCGGGTGGGAATGAATTTGTAAGTGCAGGTAATGCTACAAGAAATAATATATCTCCTCGTGCAAATACTACTCCAATTTCACTAACAGACCCAACAACTGGTGTATCTGGACTGTATGACTCTTATTTTTTTGATTTGAATAGTGGACTAGCATCCAATAATATTTTGGAACCTTTAAGTACACAACCTTTTAAAACTAGATTAGCAGTTGAATCAGATACATCTTTTCTTTTTTATATGAATGAATGGGATGTTGAACAAGTTACGGCACGTTGGACTCTTTTGCAGATATCTGGATCTTCTACCATAACAAATACGAATGGTACATTTAAAAGTACAGGGTTAGGTAATGCATCTGATCTCCAAAATTTCTTTACTCCTAGTACAGCAGGGGCTATACAATCTGGATCTATAGATGCTCAGGCATTTTTAAAATATACAGGTTCTACATATGATACTGGTACAAATACTATTGTAAATGTTGATACTATAATAACATCAACAAATAATGTAACATACGATATATATCCTAGTGCAATAGTAGATTTTGAAAAAACGGCATCTAATGCTGTTGGAACATTTACAAATAATGTACCATACGCTGCAAATAATACTTCATCAACTACAAATTTATCTGGTGGGATGTATTATATAGAATATTCTATGAGTAATTATGATTCTAATTTTACAGATACTTATGATTTTGCTTATATACCAAATTCTAGTCAATCTATAGCTATAACCCAATCAGTAACAATAGCGGCATCAGCAATAGCTGACCCAACAGCTAGTATATTCCCACAAATTCTTTATGGTAATCCTTCAGATCGTTCAACTTTTGGGGAAGTAATTCAATATGATAGTGGTTTAGTCCCATCAGCTTCAGTATTAAATTCTGCTTCAGTAGGGCATTATTCTTTTACAGGAAGTTTTTTCCCAAGAACTAGTGATGGTTGGAAAATAAATGATTCATTAAGAATGGCTTTTAATGTTATTAGACAAGGATCTAATATTGGGGTAACAATAATATCTTCAAGTTTTGGAATATCTCCGGGACAAAGTATTTATTCACCAATAACAGCCTCAGTTTTATCTCCAAATGTATATAGGGTACCAACTATAACACAATTTTCTATTCCAACTTTTTACCAAAATGGGGTTTTACCTTTTGGTTTAGCTTTAGATTGTCAACCTTTATTAAATAACTATAATGAAAATAGAAAAAGTTCTTACATTATGGATATTGATTATTCTAATGAATCCGGCCCAATTATACCAGTTAATCAAAATCAAATTTTACAGGGTATAGCAACTAGAGCATCAGTCCCTGATTCTAACTATTCGTCAAAATCATGGACAATTCCTAGATACACAGGTTCTAGATCTATATGTAGTCAAATAAATGTATTTACTTATGGAGATATTGGTACTTATGGTCAATTACCTAATATTGAGAGTAGATTAGCTTATTTTGCTTATTTTGAATCTATTATCAATCCTTACCCTTTATATAATAATGCAACCCAACTAAATATAGCTTATTTAATTGATGAACAAGAAAATGCACTACCTCCTTCATTAGGTGGACAAAGTTATGAAATAATAAATACACTTTACCCATCAGAAAGTGAAGTCTCTATACAAATAAACTCAGGTAGTAACATTTTACAAGAATTAAATGGTACTCAAAATATAAAATCTGTAGGACAAAGATATGAGCCAATTTGTTTTTCACAAACATCAAGTAATGGGTATACAAATGAGATACCATTATCAGGATCTGGAAGAATATCTGTTTATGATAATGTAGGAAGTGCTAATTCAAAAACATTTTATGCAACGTCAATTATGGGTGGAGGTGTAACATCTACCGATGATATCAATAATTTAATTGGTAATTCTCATATAAAAGGAAATTCTGCGGCAACAAGTGAATTTTATAGATTAAGACCAACTGCAAGTATAATTACTGCTTCATATAATAATGCTGATGCTAATCCACAACCACCAATATACCCACCGTATTCTGATGGAATCTTTAGATTTACAAGTAGTATTGATAATGTTGCAGGTCAACCATTAAAAAACCCACAAACAATATATGGTGAAACTACTTTTGTAACATCCTTTTTATATGAATCAGGTACAGATGAAATGAGAATAATGCTTGGATGTAAGTTAGCCCCTGGTGGTGGTGGGGTTGCTAATTTTATTGATTTTAATTTAGTAGATTTAGAATTAACTGTTTATTATTTAGGTCAAAGTAGATATTGTGGTAGTGTACTTGGTCAATTAGAAAATGGAGGTAGTTGGAGATCAGGAAGAATGGTACAGTTTATTACACCTACTGGAGGTGAAAGTATTACCGTACAACAAGATAGTAGTAAGAGATATAATATGTTGTTTGAGGACCCAGTTATAAAATCTTTATTATTAAATAGGGGGGTACAATGGAAACCAAAAGGTGGAGTTGAAAATGGAGGACCTGTTGAATATTTCGAATGGAAATTAACATACAACACAGAAGGTCGTAATTTTAATGCTGGTGATCAAGTACATTTTGAATTACTTGGTAATATGGCAACAGGTGGTGGAAGAGCTTACTTAAATGTTTTTTACCCTCAAGGGTATGAATCTAGACAAGGAGAAAAATATTACTTACCAACAAACTTTTCAGTTGTAGGGGCATACGATTCAGCTGATGGAGATAACTCAGCATCAGCACCATATTGGGAGTTTTCAGGTTCTGAATTAGACCATATAGAAATGGCATCCCCTAATTTTAATGAAGCTTATGGATCAGCATTTACTCAAGGATATTTACCTTATGAAGCAGGTGGTTCCCAATACTTTGAAGGTGGTTTTGAACCCACAAATACTAGATTCCCAAGGATTACTAAACCACTCCAAATTAAAGTTAATGATGAAATAAGATTTGTAAATAACGAAACATATACTTATACCGTTATAGCCGTAACCCCACCAGAAGAAAATATTACTAGTACAGGACAAGGAAAAGTTAAACTTAAACTAAATAAGGAAGTTAATGGTACTATTAATAAAAATTTCTTTTTAGTTAGAAGACCTATTGATGATGCAAGTGTAGCATATTTAGATATAGATTATCCATATGATGCTGATATTACAAATGTTAATTTATCATCATCAGAATATTCATCTGCAGGGTTAATTTTACCAACATTCCCATCAGAATTTATTAATTATAGCTCATCTGAGATAATAAATAATTTAATTTCTAAAGGAATAATAAAATCTTAAAAAAATCATATATTTATGACATATAACAATATTTATATAAAAATACAACAATGGGATATTTAAACAATGCGGTAGTAACAGTTGACGCTATATTAACTACAAAAGGAAGAGAATTATTAGCAAGAAATGATGGTTCTTTTCAAATTACACAATTCGCTTTAGCTGATGATGAAATTGATTATACACTTTATAATCCAAATCACCCATCTGGTTCTGCATATTACGGTGAAGCAATTGATAACATGCCTTTATTAGAAGCATTTCCAAGTGAAAATCAAATAATGAAATACAAATTAACTACATTACCTAGAGGTACAGCTAAATTACCTGTATTAGATTTAGGTTATGCGGGTATTGTATTAAAACAAGGAGCGCAATTATCAATAACACCACAAACATTAAATTACTTAGGTAATGAACAAGTTTTTGAAACATCAGGATATAGTGCAACTATTGGAGATGTAAGATTAATGAATACTTTTATAGGACAAGGAATTCAAACTGAAGCTGCTATAACAGCAAACCAAACAGCAACAACTACTATTGGTACTAGTATTTCTAAAACTGTAATTGGTACACAATTTAATTTAACAGCAACAACTGTTAATACCTTATTTGGTAGTTTAACTCAATTAAAAACAACTTTAACAGTAACAGGTTTAGATAGTGGTGCAAGACTAACCATTCCAGTAACAGTAACTCAACAAGCATTAAATTAATAAGATATGGCATTTAAAAGATTAGATCCTGAAGATTTTGTAGTAAGTTCAGATTCAGTAACATCAACAGTATGGAGTAATAATGCTCCTTCACTAAACAGTTTCTTTAGTTCTTCAATTCAAAAAGAAGGAGCTTCAGGCCCCTTTTATATTAGTATATATAACACAGCATCTTCAGACCCACAATCTGAAGTACAATTTCAAATTGCTTATGGGAATAAAAATGGTGGTGGAGGAGTAGATTATGATGGAGCTGTACCAAATGTTTCTGCAACATCAACAATTTACGGTCAATATAGAGCCCTAGTTTTAGAGGATGAAAATGCTCAATTCATTTGGGGTACAGATTTTACAGGAAGTAATGATAATGACTTTTATGCTATAAGTATAGAAAGAGCAAGATATAAACAAACACTACTCCCAGGATCTATAAATATTGTATTATCTGGTTCAATCCCAGAATTAGCTGCATTGCATTTAACAGATAATTCAAATATGGTTCCAACTCCTGATTTTTATGGTACAACTAGAGTATACCAGTTAATTAGTGGATCTGATGGCTCTTCATATGATGGGGGAACAGGATTTACACTAAATAGTGGTTCTTATGGGTGGGTGCTACCCGATATTTCAACAATTTTATTAAACCCATATGCTTTAGCTTCTAGTGATGGTAACCTTCCAGAAGGTATTAATATGGTTACAAACAGAACCAATAATGTTAATGCTCAAAACCCCGAAACTTTATTTACGGTATTTTCAACTTCTAGTGCTAGCCCAGCAATAACTAATGTTTTTGAAGTTAATTCTCAAGAAACATTAACATCTGATTTTGTATTTATTAGAACAAGAAACACAGAATTTAACTACTCAGAAAATCCAACATTTGTATCTGGATCAACTGGGGAAGTAATTTATACTTATTTTATAAATAACCCAACTGTTTTTCCAACAACTATTGGTATGTATAATGATTCAAATGAATTGTTAGCAGTAGCTAAACTGTCAAAACCATTGCAAAAAGATTTTACAAAAGAAGCTCTAGTAAGAGTGAAACTAGATTTCTAAAATGAATGAGCGCTTACAAAACACTAAATTCGCAAGACTTAATTGTATCTCCATTTGAAGTAAACAAAAATTTTTACTTTGTAGGAGGTGAATCCCTAACAGGCTCTGATGTTGGTATTGCACGATATTTAGGAAGATCAGGGAATTATTTAGAATCAAGTAGTCAAATGACTGGGACTATTAATAGCTCTCAAATACCTACAGTTTTAGTATATGAATCAATACGTCAACTTTATTATGGAAATTATGTTTCTGGAAGTGGCGGGTTCATAGGAGATGCGATAACATCTAGCATTGTTTTAGGATCAGATGAAGCGGGCAATGAACGTATAGGTCCTATCCAAAATACTAATTTTTATGATTATCCTCAAACAACTTTATGGGCTAATAGAGATTTTCCAACTGCAAGTGCAGCAACAGCTTCTGTACCTATAGGAGTAATATCAATTCCATCTAAGTTATATGGTGATTACATTCAACCTCAATCTTTTTTAATAGAACATAATGAAAGTGGTTCTATTGGTGATGATGGAGAAGGTAGATTATATTATAATTTTAAAAATCAAAATAATGTACCTGTACAATTTATGGCAGGTAATATTATTTATGAACATGGTATAGTTACTTTATTTGATGCTAAATTAGTAGGTGTTGACTCAAATAATAATTATGGGTCTTCCCGTTATGGAGAAGCCATTTATGGTCCTAACGTTATTGAAACTGAACTTTTTATTGATGCATTTATTAATTCAAATCAAGTAACAATGTCATTTTCAAGTTCATATAAAATATTTGAAACTCAATACCAGGTAACATTAAATGAAGATGAATTTAATTATTCAACCAACCCTACTATAGTAACAGGAAGTACATTTTCTACTAATCTTACTCAATCCCAACCTTCATTAACTTCTTCATATTATGGAAGACCTTTAGATTTTGCAACTGGGTCTTATTTTGAACCTTATATAACTACAATAGGATTATATGATAATAATTTTAATTTATTAGCAGTAGGAAAATTAGGTAAACCTTTACAGACATCTGCTACAACAGATACTACAATTCTAGTAAATATAGATAGGTAGTTAATATTTATAATAAACAAGTATAAAAATGGCAAAAGTACTTAATTACGAATCACAAATACAACAAGGAGAAATAGTCCAATCATGGCATGTATCACAATCAGTTGATGCGTTTACTGGTGTTGAAGATTATGCAATATCAATATCTGGTTCTGTTAACTTAACAAGTTCTTTAAGTATAACACCTTCCCTTTTATTAACTACGGGTCAAAATTACCTATTAACTTATAATGATACAACAGGTCAAGTATATAAAGCATTAACTTCAAGTATAAATATCCCAGCATCCACTGAGGGGTTTCATGTTTACAAAACAGGTTCAAATACAATAAACATAATACCAAATAGATTTGGTACATTTGATAACACTGGTGCTAATTCTGCAATTGCCTCTGGTAATAATAATAAAATCAATTCAAATTGTAGTTTTATAGGAGGTGGTACATTAAACACAGCATCAGGAGCAAGTAGTTTTATAGGAGGTGGATTATGTAACCAAGTAACGGGTCTAAATTCAACTGTAGTAGGTGGTGCATTAAACACAGCCTCAGTTGCATACAGTTTTATAGGAGGTGGATTTTGTAATAATGCAGCTGGTGTTGGTTGTAATGTTGTTGTAGGTGGATGTAGAAATGATATTCAAGCTTGTAATAGTTTTATTGGAGGGGGTACTACAAATACTATAAATATATCTGGACTAGGAGGATACGGTATAATTGTTGGAGGTAGTGGCAACTGCATAGATGGATCTAGTAAATCCTATAATTTTATTGGTAATGGTACTTCTAATTGTATAACAGATGCTGATGGTTCAGTCATTGGGAGTGGTGCATCTAATAAAATAACTAAAGGTAGTTGCAGCGCTATTATAACTGGATTCAATAACTGTGTTGAAACTCCTGCAGGATCAGGTTGCTCTGTAATTTTAGCGGGTAGAGCTAATATAGTTACTACTGCATATAGTGTGATAGGAAGTGGATGTAATAATATAATAACTGGTTCTGGGAATCACAATTTTATAGGTACGGGTTGTAGAAATACAATTTCTGGTTCAAATTTTTCATCTATAGTAGGAGGAGTAAATAATTCATCATCAGCTAGCTGTAGTTTTATTGGAGCAGGTTCTGGTAGTTTTATTAGTGGAAGTTGTGATCATGCATCATTTATTGGAGCAGGTAAAGGAAATAAAATTCAAGGACATTTAAATTTAGGTTCTGATTATAGTGCTATTGTAGCAGGAGATAGAAATTTAATTACAGGAGCATCTGCATCAATTGATGGTAATAATTTTATAGGTGCAGGTCAACTAAATAAAATTGAAGAATTTTCACATAATTCCTCTATTGTTGGTGGTTTTTCTAACTTTATTTGTAATACTTCTACATATGGGAGAGGGTTTGATAATTCAATTTTAGGTGGAAGTGGTAATAATATAATAGGACATATTGGATGCTTTGCATATAATACTATTACAGGTGGTAAAGATAATAAAATTATAGCAAACTCAGGATCGATTTCAGGTTCGTTTAATGGTCGTAATTCTATATTAGGTGGACAAAACAATTGTATTAAAATTGAACCCAATTGCAGTGCATGTTGGAAAGGAAGTAATACTATTGTTGGAGGTGCTTTTAACAAAATATGTGATTCTAAAATTACTGATGTTACAAAGCATAATACTATTATTGGCGGCACTAGTAACATAATATCAGGATCCGTACAATCAAATATTATTGGAGGACAAGGAAATAATTTAAGAAACTCAAAGGCAAGTGCAATTTTAGGTGGTTGTAATATTAGTATAGTACCAGCAAGTAAGGCATGTAATTTTGTTATAGCTGCAACTTGTAATAAGACTATTGATCCATGTAATAATACATTTTATACTTGTAATGCTGTTATACTTGGGTCTTTAAGTAAAGCTTCTGGTACATTTAAAATAAACCACCCTAACCCAGAATTATCTGAAACACATGATTTATATCATAGTTTTGTTGAATCACCTACTGCAGGAGATAATATTTATAGATTTTCTGCTATAACAATTAATAATGAAGCAGAAATTATATTACCTGAATATTATAGATATTTAAATAAAGATAGCCAATTATGGGTTAGTGCAGATGGACATTTTGGAAAAGCTTTTGGTTTAGTAAATATTAGTGCTACTAAAATTAAAATTACATCAAATGAAGATGGTAAGTATAATATAATGTTAGTAGGAACTAGAAAAGATATAGCAGCAACCAAGGCATGGAAAGGTGTTGTACGTGAAAAAACAAAAACTGAAAAACTAAATTACAAAAATAACTTGTAAAACTTAAAATTATTACGTATATTTATAACAAATAGTATTATGAATTCAAACACACCAAATTTTATTATAGCAGGAGTCATGAAAGCAGGAACAACAGCTGCTGCTTTTAACTTAAATAAGCATCCTCTTATATTTTGTTTAACTCAATATTGGAAAGATAGGGTTTTAAGTAATGAAGAGTATAACTATGCTGTTCAAACAGAGGATTGGGCTGGCAATATGAAAAGAAAAAATAAAGAAATGGATTATTTTAATTTAAATACTAATTATAATTTATCTGGTTCATTTGATATATACAAATCATTTTTTCCAAGAAAGTTAGATGCAATAGGAGAATCTTCCCCTAATTATTTTCCTTTAGATGAGGCTAACAATGGTGGAGCAGCAACTAGAATAGCATCAGACTTACCAGATGCTAAAGTAATTATTTTATTAAGAGACCCAATTACTAGAGCTTATAGTCATTGGAATCATATAGATTCAAAAAGACCAAGTTGGGGTAGCGATTACCATGATATCTCATTTATTGATGTAGTAAAAACAGGGGGCAATAATTTAGTTTCTAGAAGTAAATATTTAGCAAATCTAACAGCATGGGTAACAGCTATAGGATCAGATAAGGTTTATGTTGCTTTACAAGAAAGTATAGAAACAAACCCTTTAGAAGAATACAATAAAATATGTACATTTTTGGGAGTTGACCCTTTTGAAGATACTCAATCATTTCATAAAATATTTGCGGGGGATTATAGTAGTTCAATATTATCTTCAACTAAGGATTACTTAAAACCTATATTTGCTAGTGATGTTGAAGGAGTAAAAGATTTATATCCACATTTAGACTATAGTTTGTGGAACGACTATTCGTAAAGTTTTATTTTTAATTAGTTATATTATATGATTTCAATAGATATTAACGCAGTTACAGTCTGTGTAAATTATTCTCATTATCTTAAACACTGCATTTCTAACAAAAGATTTTTTAAAAGATGGGTTATTGTAACTCATAAAGATGATACTGATACTATTAAACTTTGTGAAAAACATAATTTAGAATACATTTTATCTAAAACTATATATAAAAGAGTATTTAATAAAGGATCTGCAATTAATGAAGGTTTTGATTACCTAGGTAAAGATAAAGAATGGTATTGCCATATAGATGCAGACGTTTTATTACAAGATAATTTTCCATCAACCTTTAATTCAACGCATATTAATGGAAAACTTAGACATACGTATTTAGAACGTGTATTACCGCATAAACATGAATTAGGTACAATGCCCGATGCACTTTATTTATATACAATGGGTAGAATTAATCTTGATGGAGATGAAAATCTTAATGAAATTAATTTTAAAGAAGTATTTAAAATGGAGAATAAAATAGTTCAAGAATGGTTAGGTTGGGGTTATTTCCAATTATTTAACTTAAAAGCTTTAAAAAAAGTATACGAAAACCTTTATCAAATTTATCCCACAATGTCAAATAATGCTGGAACGGATGATTATGTGTTTAAACAACTATTTTACCAAGTAATTTCACTTAATACACATTGTATCCACTTATCCCCAGAAAAAATATATTGGGATGGGATTGGTTAATACTTATAATCACAAAACATAAAAATATGAGTTGGACCTATAAAACACACGAAATAGGAGATATTACTCAATTCCCAGAAAATACATTCGGTTTCGTTTATATGACAACACACAAACCTTCGGGTAAATCATATATTGGGAAAAAAGTACTATTTCATAATCAAAAGAAAAAATTAGGTAAAAAAGAATTAGCAGCTATAACTGGGGTTGTTGGTAGAAGACCTTCATATAAATTAGTAGTTAAAGAATCGGATTGGATGAACTATTATGGTTCCCAAAAAGATATTAAACAATTACTATTAGAAGGTAAAAAAGGTGAATTCGAACGTACAATTTTAAAAATGTGCCCTGATAAAAAATCAATGACCTATTTTGAAATTAAATATCAAATGCTTTATCAAGTGTTAGAAAAACCAGATGAATTTTTTAATGATAATATTTTAGGTAAATTTTTTACCAAAGATTTAAAAGATATTGAATTTGAAGATCTCGTGAAGGAGCGAAAATAGTTTCATATATTACCACATATGGTAAATCAATTATTAGTTACGTTAGTAAACTCTGTATTGGGTTCGGGCAAAGCAACTGCTCGAAATAACTATGCTTACCATTGTCCCTTTTGTCATCACCACAAACCAAAATTAGAAGTTAATTTAACTGAAAACCGTGAAGGTAAAAACCCTTGGCATTGTTGGGCTTGCGATATGCGAGGTACTACTATATACAATTTATTTAAACAATTAAAAGCAGATGTAAGTAAATTTACAGAACTTAAATCTTTGGTTGTAACTTCTAAATCTATTAAAGAAACACAGATTGTATCCACTGTTGCATTACCAAATGAATATATTAGCCTATACAACGTTGATACTAGCGGTATTATGGCTAGACACGCGCTTGCGTACTTAAAAAATAGACACGTGAGTAAACACGATATAATTAAGTATAACATAGGTTATTGTAAAGAAGGTTTATATAAAAACATGATTATAATACCAACATATGACGCAGATGGTAGATTAAACTATTTTACTGCCCGTTCATTTGAAAAAGAACCTTACATTAAATACAGAAACCCATCAGCAAGTAGAGATGTAGTACCTAACGAGCATTTAATTAATTGGAATATACCCATTATTTTATGTGAAGGGCTATTTGATGCTATGGCTATAAAAAGAAACGCAATCCCACTATTAGGGAAAAACATACAGAGTAGTTTAATGAAAAAAATAGTTACATCTGTAGTAGATAAAATTTATATTGCATTAGATAGGGATGCAATTAAACAAGCTTTAAAATTCTGCGAGAAGTTAATGGCAGAAGGAAAAGAAGTCTATCTTGTAGATTTACAAGATAAGGACCCGAGTGAAATGGGTTTCGAAAATTTCACTAGATTAATACAAAACACAGTTCCATTGACCTACTATGACTTAATGGAACAAAAACTATCAATATGATCAAAAAATCATACAAGAGACTATTAGAAATTTCGGATGATTATCAACAAGTTACAATGCCTGATTCTAGGTATTACAGACGTAATGGGAAGTATTACCCATCAGTAACTCATGTCTTAAGTTCTTACCCAAAAGGTAAGTATTTTGAAGACTGGCTTAAAAAAGTAGGGTATAGTGCTGAATGGATTGTTAAGAAAGCAGCAGAAGAGGGTACATTAGTCCATGAAATGATTGAAGATTGGTTAAATGGAAAAGAAATTACATTTTTATATGATAATGGAAATCCTAAAATGCCTACTCATGTATGGCAAATGTTCCTTAGATTTGTAAATTTTTGGGAAACTTATA